AAAAGTAGTTGCCTTTTTTTTGTTTTTAAACTCATACATAGAAACTAGCCAATTATATGGCTCTCTCATTACTGCAAAGCTAGTATAGTCATCATAATCTTTGAATTTATCTCTTAACTGTTTACATGTCGCGTGTCCTTCGTCGTCGTCCCAATAATATACATTTTTAGTAGGTATTCCAAAAAGAATTTCTGCCTGTTGAAGATTGCTAAGTCCTACCATACAATCTGTTATGGAAGTGCCGCCAGTTTTAGGAGTGTGGACAAATATTATTTTATTATCATGATTAACAAACGCTGTCATATTTTACTCTTCCATTCTTCTTCTGTTTCATTATAATTTAACTGTATCAATCTTATTTCATTAAGCTTGCACCACTCTGCCTTGCTTCTATCTCTTGCCTGCGCTTTAAAAAAGGCCAGCTTACTATCAAAATGATAAGCGTTAAATCGAAAGTGCTGTTCGCCATGAACCTCTACAATTAGATTTCTATTTGGTATATAAAAATCTGCGCGAAGACACTTGCTTCTTACGGTTTTTGTTCCGGGTAAAGTAACTTCCTCTAATATTCTATCATGAGGAAAGCAAGAGTCAAGCACCGTTTTTGCCTTTTGGTGTAATTTAGACCTCTTACCGCCACCCGTTTTCGGATTCCAAGTATACTCGCGAGCATCTAAACCTATTACTTTCAAGCCAGTGCCTCTTTTATCATCGACTCTAGATTGTCTACATGTTCAGGATTTTCTCTCAAAAGATTGTAAACTTTATCTTGTCCTTGCAGCTTACCCTCCCAAAGAGATTCACAAGAAAACCAAGCGCCAGATTTATCAATAAATCCTAAGTCTAAAGATAATTCAAGTATCTCTTGAGTTCTGTCAATTCCATGACCGTATCTGATATAACTTTGAACCTGACCCCCCGGCGGCCCCATAGAAGAACAGATAATCTTCCAGTTGACAATTTGACCAATTCTGTTTTTATTACCGTCCTCCCAAGGTTTTATTGCGGGAACCTTTTCCCCGCCGCCAGCAATCTCCATTCTAGTATCGGCTTGATACTGAATTTTTGTTCCGCCGTCTGATAGTTTTGCTTTTCCAAAACCTCCTGTGTTTGCAATGTAGTGGGTTATAGCAATTACAAGACCTCGCTGGCGAGGCAGAAGCTGTCCGATCTTTTTTGTGAAGATAGACAAAACTTTAGGAAGACCAGCGCGACCCGGAGTAAAATCTCCATCTAGTTCTTTCTCTGGAATCAATGAAGATATAGAGTCAATTATAAGTACAGCACCATGATTTTCAGGATCGCTCATCAGTTGATACGCCCATTTTAAAAGCTCTTCCGCAGGCAGAGGTTTATCTTCTGGGCCTATTACTTTAATTTTTGCAGGATCAAAGTCATCTACTTGAAAGTTCATATCTTTCAGGCGACCTTCAGCATCAACATAAATTATTGGCCTGCCTTCTTTTTGACAGTTTGCAGCAATTTGCATGGCTGTTGTAGTCTTGCCACTTTTAGGATCTCCGGTTAGAGTAAGCCAGCAACCCTCCCTTATGCCACCGCCTAGTGCGAGATCAATAGCGGGACTAACAGAGATGGTTTTGTAATTACTTTTTTCTTCTAAGACTTCTGTGCCAGTCTTTATTATGTTTCCATATTTCTTTATATCATTTTTCAAGTATTCAGGTACTTTATTTTTTGCCATCTGTATCCCTAAGTTTTGATAGTAGTGTTTTACTTTTGTTCTTTTTCTTTGGTTTATACTTCGTATCTTCAGCTATCTCAATAATCTTCTTTGGTCTTTGCTCTTCTATTTTAAGTTCCTCAGAGCGTTTAGCCACACCCTTTTCTACAAAGTCTGTTATTAAAACAAACTTTTTTGATTTATGCAAAAAGCCCAAGGAGTAAACGTTTCTACCGCTTGGGCTATTAAGATAAGATACTAGAGATTTTTCTCCATACTTTTTTATCAGCTTAGAAGCTAATCTTATTTGAGTTTGATATTCTTCTTTTTGCGACTTATTCCAAAATTTAAATTCAAGACTTCCCTTGTTTTCTCGCTCTCTTTTTCTCAAGCATACCATTTCAGCGCAATATTGCGCAGCATTACAGGGCTGGCTGGTTGATATACTTTTGTACTTCGGGGTGTTTGATTTTTTCTGAGTCATTTTTAAATATCATATACTTAACATTATCTTCTGTGACAGATCTAACGGACTTAGCTTTTTCAAATTGATTGTAAGGCCAAGTATACTTCGCAACATCAATAGCAGAACAGTCGTCTTTAAGCAAGCAGACAGTCAGTGTTTGAAAGGATGTAGAATGACTACCGTCCATAGCCTGATCTTTAGCTATCCCTCTCATTACCGCAAGACCATCTAACCCATCAGGATCTTCAAAGAAAACTTTAGCAGGAGCGCCAAACATATGAAGTTCTATCTTGGTAGGAATAACATCATTGTCTCTACAATAATCTGATAATCTTGTCCAAGGGTTTTCTAGGTTTGGCCTGTCATAATCACCATAAACTCTTTCGCCATTTGATAAAGTTACAATCCAGCTAATCATGAGATGCTCCATTATAAGCCTTCTCATATAGCCGTCTCTTTTTGTGCAAATCATGTTAGTCCTCCTTTATTTTATGAATTATCCCCTTATATCTTTTAGGGGCAGAAGTATTTTTCCTAGATTCGTCTGCGGCCATAGAAGCGGCTTCTGTCATGATTGTTGCAACTTTGTTTGAGTCTCTTGCGTAAAGACTGGAAGAGTCTGGGATCTGTGTATCTTTTTTAATAGTTTTTAAATGTTTTGATATTGTTGATTCTGACCTATCAAGATCTTTAGCCAATCCTGACAACTCTGAATCGCTGTTATTTTCAATGTAGTATTTTTCAGCTTTTGAAAGTGGACCTTTCTTCATTTTATTTCTCCATTACTAATCTTCTAGCTCTCGTAAAGTATAAACTATTTCTAGTTTTCAAATATTTAACATAGAAAGCAAAACAATCTTTTGAAACTTTCTTAAATCTTCTAGTTCTTGATGACGATCTTGTAAATCTGTCATTGTAAGCGTCAATTATTTCTGCTCTATCATAGAGTATGTAGTGCGATTCAGAATCATCTACAATTACACGATAAGCAAACGCTTCTTTTTCTTCTACGTTAGCGGCAGATTTTCCAAAATATTCTTTATCTACTTGCTGGGGGTCTGGTAAATTAAGATCAGACACATCTTCGTTTTCCCATCTAGCCATTTAGCTTCTCCAATTTTTCTTTTAGTATTTTAATACAGTCTGCTTCTGTGGGGCCAGAGATACAGAACTGAGCCTTGGTCGATATTCCATAATCTGCTAGTAAACGATTTCCCATGACTTGGCTATCAAGACTGCCGTCATCGTACATCTTTCTAATATCAATCTTCATAGTTATAGTAGCGTGATGCGGGCAGCTTTTCCTATCTACTTTGTTGTCAGATATTTGAAACTCATTCATCAATCACCCTCTTTGATCCATTTAATTTTTTCTTTAGGAGTCATACCATTAATTTTTCTATTTAGATTTCTTCTTTGTTGAGCCTCGCTGTTTTGACCTGAGTTATCTTTGGCGGCCTTTTCCTGCTTCTCGTAATGCCCCATATTTCTAGTATTCTTATCGGCTAACTGGCCTATCGTATTTGCCTCGCCTCTTACCGATATAGCTGGCGCATTTATAAAAATTTTTCTCAAGCTTTTTTCGTTGCATACAGGACACTCAAGCACAGATGGAGCATCGTATGCTTGTCTAATCTCGTCGTAGTATTTGCATTTCCTGCACTCAAAATCATAGAGTGGCATTCTTTTCTCCTTATAATAGATGACTTTATATTTTAGGAGAATGTAACAAGTATTACACGCTAATTTTCCATAGCATTCAATATTCTACCAAGAATACCATTTCTTTGTATGTCTTGCGTTGTAAGTGTAGAAATACCAACACCTTCTACATTTTTAAGCTTTTCTATACAGTCCCATAGACCGCTTTTGGAGAGATCGCATTGCTTGGTGTCGCCATTTATCAACACTTTACTTCCTTGTCCCATTCTTGTGATAAACATTTTTATTTGTTCAAAGGTGCA